CAGCTATCTGCACAGGTGTACCATATGTTTGAGAAAATTTTTCTCCACTAACATTATCACCAATAATCTGACCGTTCTGGAAGTTATCGTAGGCAGGTAGTTTAAGTTTGAGCCAATCATCCCTCGAAGCATCCGGTATACCAAATTTCTTAAGCCAAGAATAACTGGGTATTTGACTTACTCTTGAAAATGTGTCCCTAGGTAAGGCGCCGATTTGAAGCCACATTCCACCTGCCTCGTTTTCTTCAGGTGGTTGTACTTGAGCGATTGTAACCTGTTCTACAAATAAAGCGTTAACACCCCAAAAAGTTTGAGTTCCAAATTGAGTTGTATA